AATACTTATTCGCGTCAATATAATGAAACGGCGGTTAGTGACCTTGGATTACAATGGTATAAATATGTAGGTTCGTTATTGACAACATCCCGACCTTTTTGCAAAGCTTTAATAGATGCGAAATCTGAAGGTATGGAATATGTACATAAATCACAATTTGATGACTTCTTACGTGGTGATATTAATGGTAAGAAAGTACCAATCAATAAAAAGACCGGACTACCTGAAGGTTTGGAAGCTGGAACAAATGTTTCTAACTTAGCCGTCAAAGCTGGAGGTTGGAATTGTGGTCACCAATTTATGCCAGTTAGTAGTAAGGTAGTGCCAAAAGAGTTACTTAACAAATTTAAATAGATATGGATAAACAAATTGAAGTATGGATTGATGGTAAATTAAACACTATCATCCCGGAGTCAAACGAGGACAATATGCGTGAGCATCTTATGGAGAAATTCCAAGGAAGGTTCACGATTAAACCTCACTTACCAAAAGGTGAACTGCAAGAAAAAACTGAAATGATTTTTCAGAAATTAGACATTAACGCCATCAAAGAAGAGGCACAAAAACAAGCTAAAAAAATTAAGAAAAATGAAGCTATCTGAATTACTTAACAATGTAATGATCGCGGCTGGTATTCCGGGCGATGACGAAACATTAAAAAAATTATTAGGCAACCCAGCATTAAACCAGGATGACATCCCGGCTAATTGGGAGAGTGCATCTAATAACATTATGACCGTAGATACTGCAAAGTATCACCCAGCGGTTAAATCTCACTTTTATGGTGCTGCATTAAATCCGGTTGAAACGGAACTTCAAAAATTAATGGAAGCATATGAGTTTGGTGATGAGGATAAGGCTGAGTTTACTGGTATTAAATCTACATACCAAAAAATTCCACTATTGAAGGAAAAGATTGACGCATTAATGACTAAAAAGGCAAGTGCTAATAGCGGTGATAGTAAGAAATATGCCGACCAAATTAGTCAGTTAAACGCTGAAATCGTACGAATTAAGCAAGATGCACAATCGAAAGTGCAAGAAGTGGAAAATAAGCGTATTAATGAGTTAAAAGAGTTACATATCGATGGTATGTTAAATGGCTATAACTACATTAAAAGCTTATCAAAAGATGTGGCTAAGGTATCAGCTAAAACTTTAATGAATCAATATTTAGATTCTAAAGGTGCAAAGGTTAAGATTGAGAATGGTAAGTTAGCACTTGTTAATGCTCAGGACGAAGCTTTACCTTATATCGAAAATAACCAACCGGTTGAGTTTAAAACTTTGTTGGATAGAATCGTGGCGGACAATCGTATGTTAGACCTGGGACAATCTAATTCAACTCCTCCACCAGCACCAGGTGCTACTACACCGGCAAGTTCAAATGCTGGAACTCAATTTTTACAAGAGCAATTAGCAGCGATTCGCGCTAACTCCCAAATGAAAATATAATCGTTCTTTATAATTCTTGCTTTCCAAATCAGTTGAAAATTAGAGGTAGGTACTTGGTACTTATCTCTTTTTTTTTATACCTTTGTATTAGTAAGCAGCGTTGGTGCAAAGCACCTTACAAATATTAGTAAATTACTTTACAAATTGAGAGCAATTTACTTTACAAATTATAGGTTTAACAACCTTATTTTTAGTACAAAAAATCACAATTAAATTTATTAAATAAAATGGCTTTAGGTTATTGCGAAGCAGTGGTGTTACACCTTGCTACCATCAACGAAAATTATAACGGAACAAAGGTTACTCAACCAGGATTCTTAAATATGTTATTAAACTCACCAAATGCACCTGAAATTGTTGCAGCTTATGGTGAAGGTCACCGCCGTGAAGTGCGTGTGAAATATAAAACTCCAGTAACGGAAAATCAGGTATCTACATCTGAGCATTGTGGAGTTGATGTTATCCCGGCTTATGCTGAGACAACTGTTTCTTTAGGTAAATATGTTCAACTTTCGATGCATATCACTGACGATAAAATTCGTCAATATTGCGCGGATGCTTCAGCAACGGTTGCAGTTGGTTTACCAGCTACACGTTTGATGAATGAGCATTTAGATTCTATCCGTCACGCAATGAGAGGTCTATACGCTAAAATGGAAACTCAGTTAACTACTGCAATGGCAACTCAGTTCGGTGTTAACGCTCGTACTGGTGCTTCTACTTCTACTTCAGTTAACTTCAACTTAAATGGTTCAACTCAGAATTTCGCTGAAGGTTTAACTCGTATCTTAACTGATGCTGCAATCAATGAGATTTGCGGTACACCAATGATCGTAGGTAACGGACATATCCACGGATTTGCTCTTAACTACTTATCACAAGCTTATGGATTAAACCAGAATGGTATCGACCAATCTCGTTTAGCTGATGCATTAGGATTCCAGTTTTATCACTCACAAAAAACTGCTACTACTTGGGGTGCTAACCAATTTGGAGTATTCGCGCCAGGTTCAGTACACTTAATTACTAACCCTCGTAACGTAGGTAACTTCGCTCAAGATTTAGGAACTGTGAAGCAATTTACAATGGTTGACCCTGGTATGCAATGCTGGGCGCCAAATGGCTTAGGTAACTTCGTTTGGGATGTTCAATTAGAATATAACGCTTGTACAGAAAGTAAGAGTGGCGGTTACGCTGGTTCTACTTCAGTAGGTCGCGGTTGGATGTTAACTTTATCAGCTAACTACGATTTATTTGTTAGTCCATCTGCTACTGACGGTGCTGATGCATTAGCTGGAGTAAATGGTGCATTACGTTACACTGCAACAAATTCTTAATCTATGAATTGTTTAACCAATTATATTTGTATGCCGACTTGCACGGGGGGGGAAACCTCCCCAAGTGGCATATCTCTCAATGTCCTTGAGATTATCAATAAAAAATTAATCGCGTCAATTGCTGATGATGATCAGGTAACACTTGCGAGTTGTTTAAGTGATATTGAGAGCCGAGCAATTATGAGGTTAAGCGATGATGTTAGAGCGGAGTTTTATAAAAAGCAAAGGTTGCGCAATATCACTGCTCAATATAATTTAAAGCGCGACCAATTAAGCACAACGGCAACTACACCGGATGCATATGTTAGCAAAGGAGTTTATATCTCTAATGTATATGATAGCATCCAAGGTTTCCATGAGCCATTAAAAAATATTCACATCCAAAATGTAAGCTTTTATGCTGATGCGGATGATGTGGGTGAAACTACAACTTTAAATATTGTAGACCTTGACACTTCAGCAATTATTTATACAAAGAGTGTAACACTTGTTACCGGTTGGAATAGTTGGGACATCGAGTTAAATTGTGCGTCAAGTTACTATTCTAATCCAAATAGAGTTTTTATTTATGTAGATGCAACTGCATTATCAAACTACGATAAAATATTGTTGCAACCTATTACCGATGCGGCTTTTGATGGATTGACAATTTATGGCGCTAAAACAACTGCAAGTTCAAATATTACTTACAGCTCATTAGAGCTTGGTGATAACACTTTCGGTATGCAAGTGATAGCTTCGGTTAAATGTAGTTATGATGCCGTTATATGTCAAAATAGAGAGGTTTTTAAAAGAGCCTTACTTTATGCGATGGGCATCGAGGCAATGCGTGAGTTATTATCATCAGACCGTATTAATGGTTATACTACTATCGGACGCCAGGAAGCTAAAGATAATATTACCGCTTGGACAACGGACTATACAACTGCCTTGTTTAACGCGGTAGATGGATTAAATGTAGATGGCGGAAACTGCGCGGAATGCCACAACACACTAATGGTTAAAACTGCTAAAGGATTTTATTAATATGGGATGTAACTGCGGTGCATCGAGACCTCGACCAACACGACCTCGTAAATGATAGACATCAAAAACAACTCAGTTCAGGTGTTCAATAAAATAGCTTCAGCTGCTAATAAAAAGTTAGCAAAGGAAAGTATTGACCAAATGTTAAGAGAGGTTGCTACTACATTAGCTGCGACAGTTAGAGAGCGTGTACATGAGCAAGGTTTAGATTCTACCGGTCAACCTATCGGAACTTATAGCACTGGTTATATGGTTAAGCGTACCGGTAGTTATAAAAATGCTGGTAAGAATGATGCTGGATTTGCAACTAAAGGTTCAAAGAGTGTGTTTAGCATAAAGAAAAAGAAAGCGGTAAAAACAAAGCAATCTAAACGCATCCTTTATAATAGGTCAAATGATACTAAGGTGATACTATCACTAACGCGTCAAATGGAAAATGATTTCTCTACCGGTGCTAAAAATAAAAACGTATCTAAAATTAGTGGAGGATATGGTATCGGTTGGAAAAATGAAATCAATTTTAAAAAGGCGGAGTGGAATGAAACCAGGTACAAGAAAAAAATCTTTAACCTAACCAAAGAGGAAAAAGACCTTGCAATTAAATTAGCTAACGAAATTTTAAAAGATAAAATCGATGCCATATCTAAAGGAGATAGTAACTGAAATTAACCGACAACTTCAGGTTAATATTATAAACGACAAACTTATTCCGCAGTATACTGGGATTTGCACAGTAGTACCTGTGCTTGACGAAGAGATTAGTCGCTTTCCTACTTTTATGAATGAAGATGGCAACGCTGAATTTAACGCTATTGATGACCGCAAAAACTTTTGTGTGTATCATAAAGTAAATTCTAAAACAATAAACACTTACGAAAGTAATTTTGGTGATGGCAACGATACTAAAAGAATGGTAGTCGATATGTCGCTAATTTGTTTCGCAAAAAAATCACAACTTCGATTAACTTCAGATGAGATAGAAGATTTAATTCTTGCAACTCTACCTACTGAACTAAATTATATTTGGGTCTCTCAATATTCAGGACTTTCATTTGTATCAATTGCTGCTACTACTTTAATATCCGATGCATATGAAGTTTGGAACTCTGAGTTTGACAACTATAAATTTATGATTAGGAACGACCAAGCATTATTTAAGTTGAACTATCAAATCGAATTAATATACAGACAAAGCTGCTTACTCACTTGTCAAACTTGTTAAATTAAAAATTATTATGTCTATTTATTATCCTTCAGGTAATTGTGGCGGTACTGGTTCATTACCGGTATACTCATGTTCACCCTGCCCTTCTTACGAATACGGGCGCATCAGATCGGTGGCACTAATTAAAACGTCTTACACTATCCTTAACCCAAGTTCACCTACTGAATGGAACACTGGTATAGCATCAGGTGATATCCGCGTTATTTGGGAAACCCAAGGCAGCTATGACGGTGGGTCGACCTCAGAATTAGCGGGATTTGGAGACCGTGAAACTACAAATGGTGGAACTAAGCACTCATTAACTTGGAAAGACCCAAATTATAAAGAGAATGCTGACTTCTACAACACACTTAGAGATTTATCTGAGTGGACTATTGCATATCGTACATCTAACTCAATTCATATGGTTAATGAGCCTTGCACATTTACACCAAAGAATGATGTTGCTGATGACACTAAGAGCAATGTTGTATGGAATGTTATGGCGGTATGGAGTTCACCTTTATCACCAGTGCCTTATGATATCCCAGCGGGTATCTTTACGAACTGCTACGTAACAACTTAATCTTATGACTACTCGTCAAAAAGATAAACTATCAATGGCGCATCAGGTGATGACCGTGATAGGTCTACCGGTATTAATATTTCTGGTTGGCGATATATATAAAGATTTTAAGGTGATGCGTGAAAAGTCAATTGAACATACTTCAACGATTGAACAAATTAAAAAGGATGTCGATAGGCATGAAACGCAAATTACGCAGTTAATGCAAAAAGTTTATTAATCAAATAGGCATTTAATCCCGTAAGATTGAGTG